GTTATGTAGAACTTAAAACCGTAGTTGATGATCTTATTGAGTCAGGACAAATTCTAAAACTTGAAGAGATAGATAGAAATAAGAGAGCTGAAGAGTTTCATAGAAGTGGAACTTTAGTGGCAAAGCATCTAAAAGAGCGTCTAGAACTAGAGGTCAAAGGAGCAGCGATTCAACAAAAACTATTAGAGATAAAAAAATTAAATCTTGCTCTTGAGAGAGCAGAACAAACAAAACAACAGACTATGAAGTCTCAGAGAGATCTAGAGATAGCTGAGGCAGAACTTGAAAGATTAAAAGATGCCAAGGAAGGGTATGAAAGAGATATTACTGATACCTCAAAACTAGCTTTATCTGCTACTAATGCTTTAGGTACGGGGATAGCTAGCGCTTTTGACGGTCTTGTTATGGGCACAAAAACTGTAAAAGAAGCTTTTGCAGATATGGCAATGGGAGTAATACAATCTCTTTCTAAGATGTTAGCAGAAATGATGGCGGCTAAAATAATGATGTCTATAATGGGGGTGGGTCAGGGGCCTACAAATGATTTCACTGGTACTGGTCTAGGTGATTTTTTTGCCCAAGCTGGTATGCAGCCGGGAGGAGGCTCTGCCAGTCGTGCTATCGGCCAAAAACTAGGTGGAATAGTTAAAGATGGTAGTCAGGTTTATGCAGGAGGTGGGGTTGCCAGAGGCCCTAGAAGTGGGTATCCTGCAACACTTCATGGAACTGAGGCAGTAGTACCTTTACCTGGTGGAAGAGCAATACCTGTAAGTATGACCGGAGGAGCTAATAATATAGTAGTTAATGTTTCTGGTTCTGGGGGAGGAGGAACAACTACAGAAGGACAAGACAGCGAAGGATTGGGTAGAGCTATAGCATCAGCAGTTCAAGCAGAATTACAGAATCAAAAACGATCGGGCGGAATTCTTAATCCGTATGGAGTAGCGTAATGGCAATAGGATTTATTATACCTGCTTCAGAAAGTTATGTCTCGGCAGAGACTACTATTACTCCAGATAAGGGTATGTCTAGACAATCCAAGTCCCGGGTGAGAGTAGCCAAATTTGGAGATGGGTATGAACAAAGAATTGTAGATGGAATTAATAACGTAGAGGAAACAATAGGTGTATCCTTTAGCAATAGAACTAGAGTTATGATAGATGACATCATGGCCTTTTTCGAGTCTAGAAAAGGAGCTTCTTTTGACTTTACTATACCAGACAATGCCACTACAGAAGGCAACGAAAAAACTATAAAAGTAGTATGTGTAAACTATAGTGTAAACTATGATAATCATCCTGTAACTTATAGTTGTACAGCCTCGCTTAGAAGAGTTTATGAAGCATGACAGATTTAATAGAAGTAGTACAGAAACAAGATCCTGGTAGTGAGCTAATATCATTATTCGAGTTGACTTTTAACGGTACAACTCTATACTTCCATCCTGGGTTGGACGAAAATTTAGATAAATTATATTTTGAAGATGCTGCAAGCCCTCACACAATTAGAGAATATGATCCTTTTCCACTAGAAATGACCGGTGTCGAATATAATGCTGATGGAGCAACTAACAGACCCACCCTTAGTATAGCCAATGTTACTACTTTATTTAGTGATTCATTAGGAGGTTTAACTAATCAAGACTTAATAGGGTCAATTATTATTGTGCGACAAACTTTAGCGAAGTATTTAGAAACTTCTTCTACCTTTGCCAGTCCCGGTACTGGTACGCTCCCTATAGAATTTCCAAAAAAGAAATTTATCTTAGATAGAGTTGCTGGAGAAACGAGCATATCAGTAACTTTTGAAGTTAGTTCTCCTTATGATTTGCAAGGGGTAAAAATACCTAATAGACAAATTATAGGTAAATACTGTAGTTGGATATATCAAGGCCATGATAAGGGGCTCGATGGGGGATGTATTTGGAAAGCAAATAGCGTAGTAAGCTATTCAGACGGTGTCACTGTAAAGACTCATAAAGCCTACTTCGATGTAGACGATAACCCTTTAGTTACAGTTGCTCAGTTATCAGATACTCAAAATGGAGGACATACCGGCGCCAAGTCTTATACAATTTATAGTAATTCTAACCCTATGGTAGCTGAGGGTTATTATGAATACGGTAATACGGTATGGAAAGCTTTAAAATCTCAAGCCTCCGGAGCCAGTCAAATCGCTCCACAAACTAAATCGTCTTATTGGGTTAGAGGGGATGTTTGTGGAAAGAAATTATCTTCCTGTAAACGTAGGTTTCAGTTTACTCCAGCTAATGCAGCTGCTACTAATTCTTACCCTAAAACAGATGAACGTACCACAGCAATTTTGCCTTTTGGTTCTTTTCCAGGAACTAAAAAATTCCGATGATACGACATTTATCAGATATAGAAGACCATTTCAGGTCATCGTACCCAAAAGAGGGGTGCGGCGTAATAGGAATTGTGAAGGGCAAATCAAAATGGTTTCCTTGTGAAAATCTTGCCATGGAAGAGGAAGATTTTGTAATGAGCCCCGAGGATTTTCACAATGCTAGTTTAAAGAGTGACATTATAGCAATAGTACATAACCATATTAATGGACCTCCCGAACCTAGTGAGAATGATAGAAAGTATTGTAATGCTATAGGAATACCTTATTATATCTTTAGTTACCCAGATATGGAATTAGAGATATTAAAACCTAGAAAAATAGTTAATGAACTAGCGGGGCGAGAATATGAATTTGGAATATTTGATTGTTTAGAAGCAGTACGAGATTTTTACAGTCAAAAACTTAATATAAAATTAAAAAAAAGAGAACCTTATTTAGATGATTGGTGGGAAAAGGATAAAGACTACTTTACTTCTGAACATATCAAAGAATGGGGGTTTAAGCCTGTAGATGAATTAAAAGAACATGATATTCTTATTTTTTCTATGGGAGCAGATATAGGCACCCATTGTGGAGTGTATTTATATGATGACATATTTTTTCATCATGCAGTAAACAGACTTTCTTGTAAGGAGAATCTTTACCCTTTATGGAAAAAGCATTTAAGTGGAATATATAGATATGACTCGTAAAATTTATTTAAACGGTGAAATGGCTTCCTTATTTGGGCAGCAATATAATTTTGTGGGTGATACCGTACAAGATGCTTTACGTTGTGTAGGGGCTAATAATCCTGATTTCAAGCCATATCTTATGAAATGCCACGAAGAAGGTATTGGTTTTTCTGTAACAGTACATGGAACAGAATTAACCGATATTAATGATTGTTTACTACCTCTTAGAATAGGAGATATAGTTATCACTCCTGTTGCGGCTGGATCAAAATCTGGTGGTGCTAAGATACTCGCAGCCATTGCCATAGCATTTATAATGTTTTATTCAGGTGGTACAGCGGCAGGTGGCACAGGTTTTATGGGGCTGGGAGGAGGCTCTACAGGTTCAATATTTTCTGCTATGACAGCAGGTGGCGCGGGCACTTTTAGTTCTTTTGCGGCTTATGGCATTTCAATGTTCGCTCTGAATTTAGCTGTTGCGGGTATTCAGCAACTTATGGCCCCCGACCCTTCTGTAGACGAAAAAACAGAAGATGGCTATATGCTAAGCGGGTCTCAAGCAAATGCTATAGAAGGAGATCCCGTACCTGTATTATATGGAGAATTAAGAGTTCCTGGAACTCCTATATCTTTTGAAGTAAGTAACGGACAAACAAAATTAGCTACCGAAGAGGTTACCCAGAGTGGGGGCACAACGTCAGATGAACAAGCGATAGCAGCGGCTGCCATAGACCCAGCAACCTTAGCAGAGATAAAGCGCCAGATTGCGGGCATACAAGATGAATTTGCCAAAAGCTACATGACAGATAACCCTGGCCCTAATTCCAGTCTTATGTTAGCATCGGGGTGGGCACCAGCTTGGAGCAAAAGCCAAGATTTAATTATTACAGATGTCATATCAGAAGGCCCAATACGAGGGTTAGTTAATAATAGTGCTAGTGTATATTTGAATGATGATTCCGCAGTAGATATAGGACACGCTGCTGTTTCTCGTGTACACACCGGAGCACGGTTTACCTTTACCAATAATAACACAGCCGTTACATATGTTCCTAATGGTCAGGATCCTATACCTTATTCTGAAGAGAATAGATATATAAGGTGTCAAGATTATAAAACTCAAGATAGTGCTGCCGCTGCG